AGCATGTAAAGATCTTTAAGGACCTCGTTGATTACCGCTTGTTTTTTATCGGGAACAAATACCCTCATATCGATCTCCTATAGGTCAAGTATAATAACCCTTTCATCTTCTTGGGGAGCATCTTTTTCGTTGTCGTCTTTGTTCCTTAGCCACTCCTCAAAGAGACGTCGATCTTCTTCTGAGGGTAAAGGAAGCTCTAAGTAAGGGCGTTCGTCGCTCACTTGCCTTGACCTTTATATGGCTTCTTTCTTCTATGGGCTTTGGATGGCGGCGAGCCGGCACGGACTTTGTTATGATAAGTTTCTCCGCCGCCATGGGGTCTCTTTGAAAACTTTCCATCACCCTGGCAAGTCTTCTTCTTTTTTCTGCGCAACGCATCTAGTTTTCCATTTACTTTAGCCATCGAATAACTCCTTTTCTACAGCTCTATCAAACATCGTGATACCGTTTAGATGGTCTACCTCATGCTGCACACACACGCACTCTAGCGCATTCTTTGCGAATGAGAAAAATAGTGAATTCTTATAATTATCGCAACTCACAACAATATCAGTCCATCTCTCTGTTAAAATATAGTCTCCCTTAAACGAAAGACAACCCTCTTGGAAAAAACTTTTTCCAAACTTTCCAACTATTTTTGGATTGATCAACACCAGTGGTTTCGTTACTTTTATGACACAGACAGAGGAATTAACACCAATTTGGTTGGCTGCGAGCCCAACAGCATCCGGTTCTCGCGCTAAAATTTCCAACAACCTATTGCCAAGAATCATGCCTTCGGTTACTGATTTGCATGGCTTGCAGGGCTTGCTGAGAGCTTTCCTGTCCGATACAAATTCCACCTCTTGGGTCTCCTCCTAACATATATAATAAATATCACGCTAGACCCTCAATAGCATATAATAAAAGGCAGGGGGTAACCCCCTGCCTTTTCAACATCACTTAACCAATATCAACCACCAAAGGCTTGAGTTCTGGGAGTTGAGGGATTACTAGACGGAGCAGGCCATTTTTAAAAGTAGCTGACACCGAATGCAAATCTAAATTATTATCATAATTAACATATGATTTATGAAAAGTACGACGAGCAATCCGCCGCGGTGGACCTTCTTCATCGCCATGACTATCGGCACTGACCTCGATTGATCTTTTATCTGGAAAAATCTCGACATGCAAGTTATCTTTGTCAAAACCAGCAAGGGCGAACTCCATAACAGTTTCACCTTGTTCGTTGCGATAAATATCCGCGACAGGGTACCCCTGTGTAGTGCGATTCATCAGTGCTGGAACGTCCAGCATGGAATCAAAGATATCATCAAAAACGCCGCGGCCCAGAAGGCTAGGACGATAGGTAGCAATTGCGTTATTCATTTTGTTTTCTCCTTTTTTAAGCAAGTTACAATAGCGCAGATCTCTATTTAGCAAACCTGCGCTCAATAATACCATAAGCACTATATCGAGTTAGTCAATGAAAAATATTTTTATTTCCAAAAAATCTGTATTGTTATTATTAAGCTAGCTAAAAATAAACACAACATCGTCTTTGGTGTAAAGATACTTTCTCTTAAGAACGTCCACGTTAACACTGCAAAAACTACATTTCCTACGCCAAATCCAATGAGTTTTGATGTCCAAAGTCCGCCAGAGTCTTCAACAACATTCTTAACTGCATACCAAAACATCATCCCCATGGGAATAGAAAAAATACAATTAGTTATAATCGGCTTATCACTAAACCACCCCCAAACAAACTGAGAGTTAAACTGAAACCAAGCCAATATATTACCAATGATAAAAAATATTATCCCGGTAGTCACTTAATGTATACCTATCGAATAAGAGAGGCGATTGAGTTCTTTATTCACATGATATCTTGTGCCGACTAAAGTCTGCAACCCCAGCAGGGCAGCTTGATCAATCATATAGTCTTTTTCCTTAGTATCGGGGTTGTCAAAATAAATGGGGTCTTCAACATATGGTTTTAGAAGTTTTACAATTCCAAAATTAAGCCATAAGATATCCACAACAGTCGGTATCAGAAGTCTGTGTTTTTCCAGCGATGAATCAAAAAAATGTTGCAGGAGGAACTGAGAGCCGACTAGCTGTCTATCTGTCTCCTCTAGCTGCTCCATGACATAGGAGGCGGGCAGAGTAAAAAGCCCCTCTTTGTTATCACTGTTGTTCATCAATATTAAATAAATCTACCAAATCGGTATAGCCACCAATGAAGCTAATAGAATTTTCTGATCTACTAAATATCATCGGTACTGTGGCCCAGTCGTATGCATTTTTTACTTGTTGCAAAAGACCTGCATGTTCCAAATCAAAAGTAATTAATTTATAATCTAAATTTCTCTCGCTAAGAAATTCTTGAGCCTTGACACAGTATGGGCACTGGTTGCCGTCGAGGGCGGCACGAACATATAATATATATTGCATTATCTGGTCTCTTCATGATCTTTAATTATATCTACGGTGCGGCCGACGACATTTATAGTTTTCGATATATGCCCGGGCGTCGAGATCATAATTTCAGTAAAAGACATATCTGGACTTAAACCATCAACTAGCGCGCCTTGAAAAGATTTTTCCTTCAAGGTCACGTTTTCTCTTGCAAGTATAATGTAATTAGGATTCACATATATCTCTCTTAAAGAGAAAGTAGTGCTGCACTTTCCTATCTTTGGATCGTAGCATGGCGAATCTTCGCGAATTTCAATAAGTTTCAACATTTTTTCCTCTCATTTCATAAACATTGTCCTGGCTAACGTACCAGGATTTACCGTTGAAAAAAACCTCATAATTTTTATCTTTTTTACCAGTTATCAATAAATTGATCGGCTGCTGCAGCTTGTGGGTTGCAGACTCACTAAATAATAACACTTCGGAAGGAACGTGAACCAAATCACCAATTTTAATTCGACTGCTCATCGTTTTCCTCCACAGCTTGTGTATTATTATTGAGTTCCACATCTTGATTTGCTCTCTGCCAACCGGAAGCAATGTATAGCACATCTTGGACTTGACTGCTAGCCAAATCTAATTTGACTAATATATCCTCGTGGTCGCTGACCATCTTTTCAAAATTATTGTGATTAAATTTTAATTTTGCTGCACAATCGGATAAATTTTGCTTAACCGCTGACATTAGATCTTCCAATGTGTCCGGTACATCATCTAAATCAACTGTATAAGAAATTTTAACTTTCATATTTTACTCCTCTATTATTGCATTATTTGTAGTGACCAGAATTGAAGCTACGGACACCGCATTTTGCAATGCCGCGCGCGTGACTTTTGTTGGATCTACAATTCCAGATTGAAACATATTAACTTTTTTATTTTCTTTGAAGTCCCAGCCGTCCTCCGGTGAGCCAGCCGAACGAAGCTGATCAATGATTAAATCTGGACTCGCGCCTGCATTGAGAGAGATTCTCCGGACAGGAGCCTCCAAAGCAGATTTAATAATATTAGCTCCAAGCTCTTGGTCTTCGTTCTCGGCATCAATTTCAAAAGATTGACAGTTTAGTAGTGCCGCGCCACCGCCTGGAAGTATTCCTTCGGCCTGGGCTGACCTAACTGCTTCCAGGGCATCTTCGATTCTGTGCTTCTTTTCCATCATCTCCACTTCTGTGGGAGCACCAACTTTTATTATGGCGACGCCACTATTTAGACGAGTGATTCTCTCTTGCAGCTTACGACAATCTTCTATATCTTCGGTTTGCACTATCTCTGATTTTAGGGATTCAATTTTTGCATCTATCTCGTTCCAGTCAGCACTACCGCCGACGAATGTTGTCATATTTTTAAGAATTTGAATTTTTTTACATAACCCCAAATCAGACAAAACAACTTCATTGAGTTTTTTGCCTGAATCTCTAGAAATAAAGCTGGCTCCCAAGGAGAGACAAAGGTCGCTCATGGAGTCTCTGCGCTCCTGGCCATAACCTGGAGCTTTCACGGCGGCCACTTTCATTGTACCACGTACAGTATTCATTATCAAAGCAGCCAGGGCTTGACCTTCGACCTGTTCGGCAACAATTACGAATGGGCGCGCCTCTCTGGCAACGAGTTCAAGAACAGGAAGAATATCTTGAACGGTGTCTACTTTGTGATCAGTTACGAGAACCAATAAATTTTCGTACTCCACAGCGTTTTTTCTTTCATCAGTTACGAAAGCCTGAGCGAAGTAGCCAGAATTAAATCGAAAACCTTCAATAACATCCAGGCTAGTCTCATCGGACTTGGCCTCTTCGACCGTAATGGCGCCATTTTGGCCGACGCGCTCTGCGGCAGAAGCAATTAAGCTGCCGATAAGTTTGTCACCATTAGCCGAAATAGTTGCAACATGCTCGATATCTTCCATTGTCTCCACATGCCGAGACATTTGTTTAAGATTTTCTACGACTTCAACAACTGCCTTATCCATGCCTCGTTTAAGTTCAATCGGAGAGCTGCCAGCCGATAAATACTTTTGGCTTTTTGAATATATCTCTCTAGCCAGAACCGTAGAAGTCGTAGTGCCGTCGCCGGCGAGATTATTAGTTTGTGACGCAGCTTGCTTGATTAGCTGGGCGGCTGCGTTCTCAAATGGATCCTCTAAGTCGACGAATTTAGCTACAGTCACGCCATCTTTTGTTACAATGGGGCTACGACCTGGCCTAGACAAAATTACATTTCTGCCCTTAGGGCCAAGCGTTGCTGCAACATTATCTGCTAATTTATTAACTCCGGATAAGATCTTCTTTTGTAGACTCTCTCCGTTGACATAGTGCTTAGTCACGCATACCTCTCATTAAAAGATAATAACATTATAAACCAAATCAAGAACCAATTTAAACTTCTGGTCTGATTTCTTGCGTTTTTTCTTCAACATTTCTTGAAGCTCTGATCGCTTTTTCTGCCTCAGAATCATCAGCCAAGCCTCCGGCCATAAAAGCATAAGTCCCCTCTTGGATCTCTTTAACGCTTTGAAATATCGAAAATATACTTTGATTCAGTTCTTCTGTTAATTTGTCTAAAACTTCTTGGACATATACGGCGCCAATTTTAATTGTACCAATATCAGTGTCGCTTTGTCCGCTAGGCAAAGCGGAATATTCGCCGGCTAGACTTTCAATTCTCATAACCTGCCCCCTGTTCAAATCAAATTGTAAGGATGATAAATATCCACGACTATTTAAAAGCGCGCGTTTTTTGAGTTCCGGACTTAAGCCGTTATAGAATTCAACGGAAGTCTGCGGATCTGCAAACACACCTTCAGTTTTCAAAACTCTCTCTCTCGCACTTTTTTGCTTTCTCTTTGTGAATTGTAAGTTAATTTCTCTGGTAACTTGGGCCACTTGTCGTCTGATCATCTGAAGCTGGCCTTTAGAGTATCCTTTTTCTCCGAAAGACATTTCAACTGCATTTTTAAGTGCGGGGTTTGCTTCAGAGACAGCGCTAGCGCCGCGGGTGACGACTAGTGACTCCCCGCGCTGGACTGGAGTAAAGAGCCCATCGTTTTTTGCCCAGTCAAGAATTTGCGTAAATCCATTGATTTCTTCTTGTTCGATGCCATAATCAAGAGAAGTCATTCTGTCACCAAAAAGCTGTATAAACTGTATTTCCAGCTCCTCGGGAGAGGGTAGGTTTTCCTGACTTGGCAAAGTCGCATTAAAATCATACTCCTCGTTTCCAGCAGAAACTTCTTCTATAAACTCCACAGGAAGTTCAATACATTTAACTGACTTGCCCATAGATCCTAAAATAATATTTGCGATGTTGTCAATCGTAAAGTTAAATCTATGAAATTTTAGTTCACCTCTTACATCAAGGCCTTGGGTTTCCGTTTCAAAGGATTTCATAACAACGACATACTGCATAAAATCATGGCCGAATTGAGGGTCGACCAAGTCACCAACAAGATCTGTAAAGCTACCACCGACAAGGAGTGACTTCTCGTTATACAACTTCAAACTAATCGGTGTGTTGTCATCCGCTACGAAGTCAGCGATGGTGCCGGTATTCGCTTTAATCTGTTGGCCGTTTAGCAGCACAGCCAGAAAAGCTTCAAAATTAAATCCAGCAGATGCAGCATTAAAATTTGAAATAACCTTTGTTAGTGTTTTATAAAAAACTAGATAAGATAATGCATTGGCTATTCGAGCGCCAAGACTGGCACCTTGTACACGGACGGACTCGGGATCATTATAAAAGCTCGCCAGGGATTTCAGCTTCTCGGAAAGATCTATGCCTTGTATGTTAGATAAAAATTGTAAAAGCTGGCTGCGGGCTGGACCGGAGACCTCTTGATTGCCAATTGTTCTTACATCAGTCCAGCCAAGCTCCGTAACATCAATCTCAGGAATTGCTTGGAGTCCTATCGACGAAGCGCCAAGCTCTTCCTGTATTTGATTTTTTTCTTTTTCAGACTCTAATACTTCATTAATAGCTTTAAACAAAAAACCCAAATCTAATTTTTCATTAAAATAATTTTCTTTAATGTATTTTAATTCTTGTTTATTCATTCCCGCCCCTCATAATAATTAGACAATTATATCGGCAATTCCTAAATTAACTGCTTCTTGTGCATCGATGTAGACATTTGTCTTTTTGTCCATAAGCTTTTTAATATATTTTTCTGTCATATCTGTCTCTTCAGAAAGAGCTTTAATATACATCTTCTGCGTGGACTTAACTTCGGAAAATTCGTTCTCAATGTCAGCGATATGGCCATGCTGTCCCGCAACGACGCCATGGATCATTACTCTGCAACTTCTACCAATTTTTCTGTAACCCTTAGTGCCTGCGGCCAATAAAAGCACGCCAGCAGACATCACTTTTCCAAGACCATAAGTACAAATGGGGGTTCTAGCTCCTATATCTCGCATGATATCGTATACTGCGAACATTTCTGTAGCTTGGCCTCCGTAGGATGAAATATAAAAATCAATTGGTTCTATGACTTCAACCGGCTCGTCGTCTTCTTCGGTGGCCATCATAATTCGAGATGATGCGTCAAGAGCCAAAAGACCGTAAACTACTTCGGAGCATCTCTCTTCATTAATGTCACCATACAAAGCCAGCGCTCGGATTTCAGGCTTATTCATGGCCATACTTATCATGGAAGCTAAGTCATCTGATTGTTCCTGTTCCTGGCCGGCACTTTTGTCGCTTTCTTGATCAAGTCTTGTCATGGTTTCTCCTTTGTGTTCAAAAAAAAAGACAGACCATAAAAGTCTGTCTTTTCAGATAAGATTTAAATCTTAATGTTGTTTTATTTTCTTGCTCTTAACAGTCTCTTTGCAACCTTGCGTACAACTTCGTTGACAAAATCATCGTCTTCTTGCAATTCAATTTGAGCTTCCTCAAGCTCCTCATCTGGCTCTGGTGCACCTAGACCGGCAGCGCCGAGATCATCAGCCTCGCCTTCTGGCCCAACGGGAGATGGTTCACCTACTGGCTCTTCCAATCCAACGGGAGATGGTTCACCTACTGGCTCTTCCAATTCAGGCTCTTCATCAGCAAGAGTGACGTCAATCTTGGCGGCTATCTCAGGACCAACAGTAGGGTCTGTCACAGCCTTTAGAAATAGATTCAAACCCTCAAGGGCCTCTTGGGGGTCAACGGATGGCTCGCCCGCGGGCTCGTCAAGTGGCTCATCAACTCCGACAGGATCGTCAAGTGGCTCGTCAACAGGTTCATCAACAGGCGGCACGTCTCCTCCCTCGTCAGGAACCTCTTCCGCGTCAGGAACCTCTTCCTCGTCATCTAGCTCATTAAGAAGAGCCTCTTGTTCACTGAGGCCAAATTCATCGTCCTCATCGTACATACTAGTTTCGTGCAATCTCTCAACAAAGCCATCTGTAAGGCCACCAATGTTGGCAAATTTCATCATTTTGCGAATTTCTGACTCTTTTAAAAGTTTTTTCATAATCTCTCTCCCAGGAGGTACCTTTCACAAGTACACCTTTAAATAGATTCTCTATCTAATAAATGACCTATTTTTTTTATTGATTTATCCTCTATTTGTTTAATTCTTACAAAGCTGACACCTATACGGTCGGCAACTTCTCTCAACGTCATGTTACCATTCTTTTCGATGGAGTCAAAAATACAATTATGTTCTTTTCGGTATGAAATCCAATATCTGCAGTCTCTCACTGGACAAGCTACAGATAAATCTTTACATGTCTGCAGGCATTTTATCATAGGCCAGTCTCTACTTCAATCACATCAAATATGCTTTCTATCTCATTACTATCCAAGGAAAACTTATTGTTTAAATCCTTCTTTTGTCTCTGAATTTGTTTAGCTTTCATTCGTTTTTGAACCCCATGAATTTGATATTTTTCCTTACATTTTTTTATATAATCGTGAATTAATTCATCATCCTCAATATACCCAGTTACCATCATTCTAAAAAATTGTGATTGATTAATTCCATCAAAGTCACACCTAACTCTTAGTTTAATCTGTCGATTCTCGGAATCATAAAACATTATTTTTTTTCGATTTTCTGCTTTCGGTATCGTCGGGTCCTTCACTTGTTCCTCCATAATATATGAGTATTGCTCTCGCTCTGGCCCGCTCCTGTCTGTAGGATGAACTCAGCACTTTCTTGAAGTTCTTTAATTCCTCGACAGCCCGAATAGGACAAGCCAGAACGAATCCCGCCAGCAATATCATCAAGAACTTCATTTACATGGCCTCTAAATGCCACTGTCGTAGAAACACCCTCGGGAGTAGATGATTTTCCGCGCCAGCTAGTTTGAGCAGAACGCGAGGCCATGCCCCTGTAGACTTTGTACTTCTTACCATCCGTCGCTGTAAATACTTCGCCTGGAGTTTCGGATGTGCCGGCGAGCATGGACCCAACCATTACAAAATCTGCGCCGGCGGCCAGGGCCTTTACCATGTCTCCAGTTGTCTTAATCCCGCCGTCAGCAATAATTTTTGTTTCCGCGTAGTTAGTTTGAGCGCAGTCAAAAACACTCTGTAAGGTGGGTACCCCATGACCCGTGACGATTCTCGTTGAGCAAATCGATCCGCCACCAATCCCAACGCGAATGGAATCAACACCAAGAGAGGCTAATGCATCGAAAGCGTCAAGGGTAGCCACATTTCCTGCCATGATATGCACCCCCTCTTCTCCAAATCTTTCCACGAGAGACGCAACACACTCTTCCATAACAATATGATGGCCGTGGGCCACGTCGACGCAGAGAATGTTTGCACCACAATCTACGGCCGCTGTCGCGCGATCCAGAAAATCTCCGGTCATACCAATTGCTGCGCCAACATTTTTTGCACCAGATGCATAAGCAAGATACACTTCTTTAGATTGGTCTTCAATCGAATTATATCTATGTATAATTCCCAAACCACCAGACTTATACATTGATGTAACCATGGATGCTTCAGATATGGTGTCCATAGGGCTAGAAATTACTGGTAAATCAAGTTTGTATTTACCTAAATTAGAACTTAAGTCAACTTCGGATCTAGATCTGATGTTGCTATATTTTGGCACTAAAAGTACATCATCGAAAGAGTAAGCTTGTCTCATTTTATATCATCTCCAAATATCTATTTAAGTACCAGATGGCTTTTTTTATGTCCTGCTTAGGCGCAGACTTGTATTTATGCCTGCAAATGTATTTAACTGCATTGCCACAATGAAAGCCCAAAGACCAATCTTCTATTACATCTATTGCCTCGAATCTACCCTTATTGTAGTGTTCAGGGTGATTAACTTTCGGTGCATTGTCGTTTGCGCTCATCAAAAGCCTCCAACAGGCATGTCGTTTAATGGATTTTCTAATATTTTTTTATCAGTGCTTCCAAGTGCGCCAGCTTCGCGGTTTGATATAGTGATAGCAGCATCATATAGATCTGCAGATTCTTGAGCCAACGGATGGGCTCTGAAGTGCACAATAGGCACAAGAACAAGTTGAGCTATTTTATCGCCGGGTGCAATAAACTGCTGTTCTTGTCCGATGTTATGCAAATCAATAAATACTTCGCCTGCATATCCACTATCGATAATGTGTGCGCCTACGATGAGAGAGCGTTTGGCGCCAATACTTGATCGATTACATACCTGTAGCATGTAACCATGAGGAACGCCAAAGCTCAGCCCAGTTGATAAAAGCTGATTCTCTCCCGGGCGGATCCGGACAGCAGAGACGCTCGGGTCATTAGGACAGAAAAAAACATCCATACCAGCATCACTAGGGTTTGCTCGGCTCGGGGCTATCGCCCCCTGTCTCGCCTTGTATTCCAAAATCATCTTGAACCTCTTTAATAATTTTTTTTGCCATTGCCCAACACTCAGGACAATATAGTCTTACTATTTCTTCTTTCTCTCGCACAACCACGCTCCAGGTCGTAACATCCTCTTTTGACTTCTTGTCAAAATGTTTTTGGCACGCTGCGCATTCATCTGCAAGCTTATCAAACATTGCAAGCTTTTGTTTCATTTCCTTTTTAGCTTGCTTTTCCTTATGGCGCGCCAACTTTCTTTGTATACTTCCCATAATTAGTTATCCTAACAGCTTAAATGTATGTCGAATAGATCTAGTACTAAAGCCCCAATCCGCACTATAATCTAGCTTTGCTGCATACGGACGATTTAGATAAATCTGATCATCGAACCGAGGGCCCCAACATTTAATTGTAGTTGTCGTCGACGTATTGTCGATAACTTTCACAATCCAATATGGCTTACCATTCTTAGTTGTCTTGACAAGAACCTCTCTCGGGATGAACCAAGCTACGCCCAGGGCCTTATCCCAATTACCTAAAGCAGGAACTCGATGCCTATCGATAGCTTCCCTAATTTTCCCAGTCAACACCAGATCAAAAGGAAACATACCAGTAAGGTCTGAAACGTATTCAATCTTTTCTTCTCGTGTGAAATCTTCTTCCGGAGAATATAGTTTGATATTCTCATCTAGCTTCTTTTTGTTCTTAGGTTTGTCTTGTATACAGGACATCCAATAATGTTTGCAG